CTTGCCATTTCTCTTTCAGAAGCGGGTCTTTCTAAGAAGAAAAAGAAGTAATGCCTGAGAAGAAGAAGCCAGTTGAGAAGCCAGTAAAGATTGGCATCAAGGTACCTGGTAAGCCAGCCCGTGAAGTTCACACAATTAAAAAGAACAAGCAAGGCGATGTAATTGTTGATCACGCAAAACGTGGCGGTGCCTACGACAAGATTAACCTGACAAAGAAGGCTGGGGCAAAGACAATTGCCCAAGGTGTTAAGGCGACTAAAGATTGGCATAAGAAAAATGGCTAAGTCAGAGGCATGGCAACGTTCAGAGGGCAAGAATAAAAAAGGCGGCCTTAATGAAAAGGGACGTAAGTCCTACGAGAGAGCAAACCCTGGTTCAGATTTAAAACCTCCAGTATCTGCAAAGCAAGCAAAGAAGTCTCCTAAATCTGCAGCACGTCGCAAATCATTCTGTGCACGTATGGGCGGAATGGAAGGCCCTATGGAGAAGAACGGCAAGCCAACACGCAAGGCTTTAGCATTAAGAAAGTGGGATTGCTAATGGCAACTAAGAAGACAGATCCTTGCTGGGATGGATACACCCAGGTAGGCATGAAGATGAAGAACGGTAAGAAAGTTCCAAATTGCGTTCCTGCAAAGGGCGTTCCAAAATCAAAACCAAAAGCCAAGAAGAAAGTGAGCAAGTAGATGTGCGCTAAGTGCGGATGTGGATGTAAGGCTGGTAAGCCAGCAAAGGGATGTAAGTGCACATGTGCAACTTGCAAGTCTGCTAAGAAGGCTAAGAAGTAATGAAGAAAACTCTTACTCCTAAGCAGATGAAGATCGCTGGGGCTGCAAAGCCAACAAACAAGATCACGGGAGCAGATTTCAAGGCTCTTAAAAAAGGCAAGACAGCAAAGACCACAATGGTTAAAAAGAAAGGTATGTAATATGTGCATGACCTGCGGATGCCGTGACAAGGCAAAAGACAAGAAACAAGATGCCAAGGTAATGAAAGGCATGACTGCTACACAGAAGAAGAAGTTTGAAAAGGCTGATAAGGCCATGGATAAGAAGAAGCCATCTCGTGCAGCAGATGCCAAGATGGATAAGGCGTTAGCCAAAAAGATCAAAAAGAAGTAACAAGGAAGACGCCGTAAGGCGTCTTTTTTGTTATACTGAGAAAGTGAGAAGTGGTTGTGCAACAGGTGTAGGAGCAGAAACTCATAGAACACATAATGAGCCCATCTGTGACTCCTGTAGAGAGGGTGAACGCCAAAGAAAAAAGGCGTATGCTGAACTAAACAAAGAGAAAATAAAAACCAGAAAACAAGCCTATAGGGAACGTAATAAGGAAGCCATAAAAACCTATGCGGCTAATTACCAACAGGCTAATGCTGATAAAATCAGGTTACGAAAGAGTGCCTACCAAAAGGCTAATCCTGAATTAATTGTGGAAATATCCCAACGCCGTAGGGCTAAGAAATTAGCGGCCCCAAATGACGGGCATACTATCCAAGAAATGTTGGACCTATATGGAACGGACTGTCATATCTGTAATGATGCTATAGATCTGAATGCTCCAAGGTCAACTCAAAAGGAAGGTTGGCAAAAGGGCTTGCATGTAGACCACCTAATACCTTTGTCAAAGGGAGGAACTAACCTCCTAAAAAACGTACGTCCTTCTCATGCTATCTGTAATCTACTAAAACATGTAGATATTCTTGATGCTTAGCCTGTTTAACTAAAAGAAAAACCTTATCCTTTCACTATCGGTAACCCGCTGCGGGCCCGTGCAGTCCCACTGCTTGCGTTTGATAAGGGGTTTATTATGTCTGGATGGGAACCGTGGTACGAAAGAGCCGCTAAGTTAAACGGCAAAGATGAAGTCGAAGAGTTTATGCGTGGCGTCTTCGGCTACCGCCCCAAGGACAAGCAACCAATTATTACTGGTCTTATCGCAGGCTATGTCGGTGGAAAAGTTGCTGGCAAATCTTCTGCGAAGGCCAGAAAGAAGTGAAGCAACAACATATCCTTAGCGCCATTGACAGGGCCAGTCACGAGACCTCTCGTTTAGCAGGAGCGCATCTGCGTGCAGAAGCCAACGCAAGTCAATGGCCTGCTCACATCGTGAGAGGAATGAATGTCACCTACAGTAAAGATGGATTTGCTGCCAATGTGCATGAGAGCCATCATGCTGAGGCCCTTAACCACGAGTACGGTACCCCTGATCGCCAGCCTACGGCTGCAGTACGACGTTCTGCAAATAGAACTCGTGAGACAGAGAACTTCCTAGTCCACCGTATTGCTAAGCATCTGGAGGATCTACTATGAGTTTCCTATTAGATGAAGATGAAGCAATTCGCAATCTTCTTAAGGACATGATTGTGACTGATCAGAAGTCAGTTACTCCAGAAGGGCCACAACGTAAAGTTGGTGTGTGGTTTGGTCAACCTGATCAAGAAGTTCGCAATCAGTCATACCCTTACATGACTATCGACATGATTGACATTGCTGAAGACATTACTCGTGCACAACGTGGGAAAGTTAACCCCGTGTATTACGCCGATCCAGATACCATCGGTACTGATACTGCATGGGACCCAGACCTTCATGATAAGGATATGGATTTTCCTATCCCAGTAAATATTGATTATCAAATAACTACCTATGCTCGTCAGCCCCGTCATGATCGTGAGATCTTGGCGCAGTTGCTGTACACAAAGATTCCATTGCGCTTTGGCGTACTACTTACAGGACCAAACACTGCAAGTGGTACCCATCGGCGCTTGGATGTTCTAGATGTCTCTAAGCGAGATATCACAGAACAAGGAAAGCGTTTATTCGTAAACGCAATCACGGTACGTGTCTCTAGTGAGATCGCACCTTCCACCTTCAATAAATTCTACAAGGTACAAGAACTCAACGTTACAGGCACAACTGGCAGCCAAGTTATTGGTCGTGGCGAGTTTACTGCTATTGAATCGTTTACTACAACGGCATAACACGGAACCCATACCCAACTAGTTAGGAGAAGAAATGGCATATAGCCGCCCAGGTGTTTACATTAGTGAGCGCCTTCTACCAGCACCACTACCAGGTGGTGTCACTGCTAACGCTGCTGGCGCTGTTGTTGCACCTCTTGCACAAGGCCCAGAAGCCGTAACGCTTGTCTCATCTTGGTATGAATTTACTAAGAACTTTGGAGGCTACAACGCCTCATACCCAGCAACATTCCAGATCGGCTCATTCTTTGCAAATGGTGGACGTGAACTCTACGTCAAGCGCCTCCTTGCAGATGATGCAGATCCAGCAACAGTAAATCTTCTTACATCAGGAAGCCTTGTTGTTGCTACTATCACATCAAAGAATGCAGGAACAGATGGTAACAACTTACGTGTTGTTGTATCTGCTGGTTCTGTTGCTTCAACATACACATTGACTCTCTACAAAGAAGCAGGTGTATCAAACAACATTACTGATGACATCCTACTAGAGCGTTACGAGAACGTGGTCTTTGCTGACCCAACCTCTAGCGATTTTGCAGAGACAGTTATCAACTTAGTATCACCAAATATCACAATCTCAGCAAGTGCTTCAGGTACTCCAGTATCAACTGTCTATCCTTTGACAGGTGGATCAAATGGAACTACTCCTGCTGCAACTGACTACACAGCGTACAAGGGTGGAGCCTCTTCAGTATTTGAAGACTTTGCATCTCTTGATCGTCCAATAGTCTTCTTCTTGCCTGCAGTAAATGCACTCGCTTCAGGTGCTGTATCTGTTTTTGATGCAGCAACTTCATGGTCAGAATCAAATAACGGATTCGTTGTGTTAGATACTGATCCAGACCTTACAGTGGCAAATGCAATTTCATTTGCTGGTTCTCTTACAGACACCAGCAATGCCGCTGTATACTACCCAAATGTCTACATTGCTGATCCTCTAGGACGTGGTGCAGGTGCCCTTCGTAAGATTGGTCCAGCAGGTTCTGTTGTAGGCTTATACCTAGCAACTGATGCGGCACGTGGAGTGTTCAAGGCTCCAGCAGGTATCGGTTCAGCAATTCAAGGAATCGTTGCAGCAGAACGTTCGTTCTCTTCAGCAGAACTTGACACGATGAATGCAAGCACATCTCCTGTCAACCCAATCCGCCAGATCCCTGGCGCTGGTCTTTCAGTGATGGGTGCTCGTACACTTAAGCAAGACGGCACAGCAAACAAGTACGTCAACATGCGACGCTCACTTATCTACATCCGTAAGAACCTTAAGAACCTTACTGAATTTGCAATCTTCGAGAATAACGATGAGCGTCTATGGACACAGATCCGTACAAGCATCAACGTATTCCTTGGGGAATACCGCAATCAAGGTGGCCTACGTGGTGCATCAGCATCCCAGGCTTTCTTTGTTAAGTGCGATGCTGAGAACAACAGCGCCCAGCAAATCGCCAACGGTGAAGTACACATCCAAGTTGGTGTGGCACTTCAATACCCAGCAGAGTTCATCGTCATCGACCTCAGCCAAAAGACGCTGAACTAATCCGAAGGAGAAAACATAAATGGCAACAGTCATCAATAACCGTTCAACGCTAGTTACAGATCCATTACGTAACTTTCGTTTTTTGGTTACATTCATTCCACAGGACACAGCAAACACAACTCTTACTCAGTTAAAGTCTGCAACCTTTGGATTCACTTCAGTATCAGGAATGTCAGTTGCTACTGATTCTATTCCTTACCGTGAAGGTGGATACAACACCACAGTCCACCAGATTCCTGGTCAGACAACCTTCACACCAATCACACTACAACGTGGTGTAATTCTCGGTACTTCACAAAACTGGGATTGGATGCGTAACTTATTTGCAACTGTTGGGGCTGGTGGTTCAACTCGTACTGCTGCTCAGAACTTCCGTTGCGATCTAGAAATCCAGGTTCTATCACACCCAATTCCTGCAGCAGGTTCAGGCGATAACTCATCAACGACAGACCATGTAGCAATGCGTTTTCATGTTTACAACGCATGGCCAACAGCAGTTGCTTACTCTGACCTTAACGCAGGTGACAATGCACTATTCGTAGAGCAGATGACACTCGTACATGAGGGCTTTGATGTTAACTGGGCTGCGAACTTAACTGCTTCAGCAGCAAGTGAATACGGAGTAACAACCACACCTGCAGTCCGCACTGCAGGCGGCAACGGAACCCTACAGATCGCTTAACTAACAAAGGACTAACATGACAACGAATACAATCAGTGCAGCGGCTAATCCCGCAATGGCTAATAACTTGATTAACTCTGCAATGGCGGAAACGCCAGAGCAGAAAGAAGTAACCATTGTTCCTCCTTCAGATACTTCAGTGACTCTCCCTGGCGGCTACTTAACAGCCGCTGGGGAGATCATCATTGATGCTGAAGTTAGAGAACTCAATGGCTCAGATGAGGAAGCAATTGCTCGTGCTTCCAACATCGGAAAGGCAGTACTGACTATCTTGCAGCGTGGAGTTGTCCGTGTGGGAGACCACAGGGCAGATGAGAAGTTACTAGACCAACTTCTTTCTGGCGATCGAGACATGCTCCTGCTTGCAATCTTCAAGGCAACCTTTGGTAAGACTGCAGAACTCTCAGGGTTCTGTGTTGGTTGTGGAGATGTCAAGCCAGTAGAGATCGATATCGATGAGGACATCAAGGTCAAGAGCCTTGCTGATCCAATCAACGATCGAGTCTTTACAGTGCAAGGAAAAAAGAACACATTCACTGTGCAACTACCTACAGGTGTTACACAAAAAGAAATGATTCTTAACTCCGATAAGAGCGCCGCAGAATTAAGCACAATCATGTTGGAGAACACGGTCATGAAGATCGATAACTCTCCAGTACTGAGCAAACTGCAGGTACAAAATCTAGGACTTGTTGATCGCCGTAAGATTAATGAGGCAATTGGTAAGCGCCTAGTAGGACCACAGTTTGATGATGTCAAGGTCATCTGTCCTGACTGCGAAGGCGAGGTATCTGTTCCCGTTAATTTCGGGACCTTATTTCAGTTCTAGCGCAATCCCTTACGCTCATCTAATGGCGGAATGGTCAGTGCTAACCAACGAGTACATGGGTTGGACCTTGACAGAGATTAAAGAATTAACACATAGAGAAAGAAAGAATTGGTTAGAGATAGCCAGTTATACCAGTAGAAAGGATTAACGATGGCTAATAAGATGGTTGCCAACATCAAGTCGTTATCCGACGGTGTAACTGGCTTAACCAAACACATCAACGAACTGTACGCTGCCCTTGCAAAAGTAAACACTGTTGCAGGAAAGACTCTCAAGGATGCCAAGAGTGCGGTAAATACCGTTGGTGGTGCCATGAATCTTGGTAAGGCTTCTACCCGTGTTGGTACTGGAGCAGATGGCGCTAACTTCGCACAGCCTGCTATTGGAGGTGGGGGCAACCTCATCTCTAGAAGCATGAGCAAGTTCAGTGCGTTTGCACAAAGCCCTGGAGGTCAAGCAGCCACCATAGGTGCAGGAATGGGTTTCTCTATTGCTGCTGGTGCTTATGCTGCTACACCTGATGCCTCTTTAACTCTTCAACGCTCTGTTGGGTACTACCAAGCAGGACTTCGTTCTCCAGGAATTAACCGCAATCAATTAGAGCGTGCAACATTTAGCGCTATGGGTGGCGGATTATCTAGCGTTGGATCAGATTCAATTGTTGCTGCGATGCTTGCTGGCCGTGGTTATACGCCAGGAAGTGCTAACTATAAGCAGGCAGTCTCACAAGTAGGTGGAGCCTATAGATACTTAGGTATGGAAAATGCTGCTGCAACGCAAGCAATTGCTGGATTCCAAACAGGTGCAATGGGTGCAAACTTATTCCAATACGGAATTACAACAACAACTGCTGGTGGTAAAGAAAAAACCACAGGTGAAATTGCTAAAGAGTTAATGAACTATATGACTGGTGGAGCAAAAGTCTCTGCTGAAGATGTGCGTCGTTCATACCAGAAAGGTGCTCTTGGAGCCAACCTCTCTACAATGGGCTTTGATGCTGCACAGCAGGAGATCTTGTACCAGTCAATGATTGATATTGCATCAGGTCGTAATCCTGATCTGTCTAAAGCAAAGCCAATGGCAGGAAATGAAAACACCGCTCTTACTGCTGCTGGTCGTATGGCTTCCTCACAAACATCATTGATGACTAAAGCAGAAAACTCAATGATTAAAGGATTTGAAAATGCTGCAGATACAGTCGAAGCATTTAACCGTGCACTGTCTAATGTGGTTGAACCTTTGGGACAATTAAAAGGTTACCTAAGTGGAGTTGGAGGATCAAACTTAGGTAAAGGTAGTGGTACTACTAGTACTTTAATTGCTGGATTACTAAAAAAGGCTGCAGGAGTATCACTGATTGCTGGTGCTGGTGCAAGTGAAATTTTTAGTCTTGGTCTTTCTACTCCAGCATCCGCAGCCGCTGCAGTTGCAGGTACAGCATTATTGACAAGCGGTGGTGGAGGAACAACAGGTTACGGTGCCTCATTTGGAGTTAGTAACCGTGGTCGTACTGGTGGTTCAAGCCCCGTTGCAGGAGCACCTGTAAGTGCTGGATACGGAGCAACTGATAACTCAGGAGTTTGGGCGTCAACAGGTGGAACACACACAGGTATGGATTACGCTGTTGCAAAGGGAACTCCAGTAACAGTTGCTTATGCTGATGGCGTCGTATCTCAAGTAGACATCAATTCAGATTATGGAACATCAGTGATGATTGATCACGCTGATGGCACACAGACAATCTATGGACACCTTAGTGAACGTTTTGTAAAAGTTGGAGACGCTGTAAAACTTGGTCAACGAATTGGTAAATCTGGTGAGTCTGGAAATGCTAATGGTCCTCATCTACACTTTGAAATGCGTAAAGGAAAAAATAACCCAGTAGACCCAAGCAAATATGTATCTGGCGGATCTACGAATGCACTTCTCAACCTTGCATACGCAAGTATTCTTCCAACTTCTGCAGATATAACAGATCCAAAACCAAGTTCTTCTAGTAACAATACTGCTTCTTCTAATTCTTCCAAACCATATGTTGGTTCTGGAAATTATCCAAAAACTGCTTTAGATGATATTACTTTAAAAACTACTTTAACTAATGCTGGTTTTTCTGGTCAAGGGTTAGAAAATGCTATGAAAATTGCTAGAGCAGAATCTGGTGGTCGTCCTAGTGCGTTAAACCCAAATGCTTCAACAGGCGATTATTCTATGGGCTTATTTCAAATCAATATGATTGGTGACTTAGGTAAAAAAAGAAACGAACAATACTTAAAAGAGTATGGATCTATAGGTTACACAGGGCCAGAAAGCCTTTACGATCCAATGATTAATTCCAAAATTGCTTATGCAATTTCTAAAGGAGGAACTAAATGGAGTAATGCGTGGGTAAACAGCGCAAAGAAAGTAGGAGTTGGTGGAGGAACCTCTGGGTATGGTGCGTCTATACCAACTACACCAACTACACCAACTACACCAACTACACCAACAGCATTGACTACAGCAAGTATGCCTACCACCACCGCAGTTACTCACGGAAATAAAACAGTAAATGTTACTTTAAAAATTGAACGTGCTACAGAACAAGAGGCTATGAAGTTTGCTAAATTAATAAAAACATACCTTGATAACGATAACGAAATCTCTAGAATGGGAAGTTCATAATGAGTACTCAAGGAAAATTTTCAAACTCTATAGAAACTTCTATTTCTACTATCATCAGTAATGCACGACAAAAAGAAGCAAAGGCAAAGGCTAAGACTGACTCTATCAGAACATTAGGTGAGTCAATTAACCGTATTGTAAGCAAAACCATAAGGCCTGCTACTGATGCATTAACACAAGCAGAAAAAGATAAGAACTATGTTACTGTATTACAGAATGCTTACAAGAGAACACATTCAAATGCATCTAATCCTGCTTTAACCGCACAGTTAAAGATTGCACAAACTAAAATTGACAAACAAACATCTATTTTAAATGGTGCAAATGCACAAATTGACACAATAAATAAAAAAATAACAAATTTAGGTGGAAAAAAAATAACAAAAGTAGGAAAGATAACTGTAGGTACAACAAAACCTCCTATATCTGCTCCTGCACCACAAGGACAAAAATTGGCTTTTTCTAAAGATTATAAGTACAACGCTCCAATGGTTAAGTCTGCTTACTTTGGATTGGATAGTATTCAAAGCAAATCTTTAGATAAAAATCAAATTGATCAAGGAAATTACCAAGATGCGGTTCAGGCTTGGAAGGGCGTTCAAGGTGGACGTGGAACTATTCAAATGGATAGAAAGTTTATCCAATTATTTGACTTATCAGATCCAACCGCTAAATTTGATTTACAAAAATATGGATTTAAGTTTTTGTATAACCCAACAACTGTAAGTATGGCATGGGGCCTTATGTCACAAATGGACCCAGTATTTGAAGCGCAAGGACTTGATAAATTTCAAGTAGCATCTGCTGGGCTCCTTTCTAGCACTATTACTTTTGAGTTGATGTTGAATCGTATTGCTGATTTTGATTATTTAAATGAAAAAGGTTTAAAGTCTGGAACTTCTCCGAACATAGCCGCTATCGATGCCAACTTAGATCCAGCACAAAGAATGCGTATGTATAACTCTATGTATGCAGCCTCAAATCCTTATCCAGAAACAATATCTATTGAAGATCAGCAAGAGATATATCGTAAAGGAACTATGCACGATATTGAGTATTTATTACGAACTATAAACGGACCAAATGGTGATTTTAAATCTGCTTTAAATGGGACCACTTCTGATCGTGGATGGATGCGTCCAACAATTGTAGAATTACATTTAGGTAATGCAATGCGTTATCGAGTTCGTATTGCAAATCTTGCTGTTAACCACATCATGTTTAATAATAGAATGGTTCCAATCTTATCTAAGGTAGAATTAACTTGTTCAAGATTTAATGATGGGCCTACGGCAACTTCAACTGGTGGTTCTTTAAGTTCAAGTTCTATTGATAAAACAGCAACACACTATACAGACCCTGTTCCAGGATATGGAATTTAACTATGATATTTCTTGATAGCCGATATGTTGATGGCACAATTTACAAAGCCTACGATGCAAGAAACGGTTCATATCAATTAACTGTTTCTCGTAAGTTTCCTTCTTATACAACTTCTTTTTTTAATTATGATTGGGTAGAGACAGATCGTTTAGACGATCTTGCTTTGCAATTTTTAGGATCATCAGATTTGTGGTGGCAAATCCTTGATTTAAACCCAGAAGTTTTAGACCCATTTTCTATTGCTCCTGGAACTCAAATAAGGATTCCTCGTGAATAGAGCAATCCAAAGTAGAACTGGTTCCAAATTTAAAGTTATTTTTCCTAACTTTCCATCTTGGTCTGTTACACCTCAGAGTGTAAAAATCTATCAGGAGACTGGTAAACAAGACATTGTTGAACTTACCTATCCTCGGTTTAGTGACTTTTACTTGAAGTCTTTAAAAACAGGTGTTCCTGTAGAAATAAAATGGAGCAACGATAAGACCTCTGAGACTTTCTATGGTTATGTTTATGATGGTCTAAATACTGTAAATCAAAGTTTTTCTCGACCAACAGTGATTCGTTGTATTGGAGCATCGCTTTCTTTAAAAGAAGGTGGGACTAAAATTTGGAAGGGTAAAACTGCACCAGATATCGTTACAGAAATTGCAAAAAGCCTAAAATTAAAACCATTTGTAACTCCTCATAAGATGATATTTAGTCAACAATCTTTGGCTGGCCATACTCGTTGGGAGAAGGTGCAGGAACTTGCATCCCGCCTTGGGTATGTAGCACATATGAACAAGACTGAACTTCACTTTCATCCGATCGATAAGATGATTGATAAATTTATGACCACTATTCCTGTTATGTCTTTTAATCAATGGTCTGGAAATCCATACTCAGAAGTACTATCACAGACTCTAGATGTATTTAAGCCACGTCTTGGAGACCTTTCTGACAGCCGTGTCTTTGCCAGAAAAGAAAAGAGTCTTTCAGGTGTCGACCCTGTAACAGGTAAGTCTTACACGGTTACATCTTCTCCTAATAAAGTTGGTAAAGGACTTCGCAAAAATACAAGAGATCCATTATTTAAAGAGACATTACCTGGCGCTATAACAGCAAGTCCCGCTATGGCTCAGACCATCGTAGATGCTCATGCCCAATTAGCAAGATTCTCCATCTACGCAGAGGGATCAGGTCAGGGAGATCCTCGTATTGCTCCTTACCGAACCATTGAGGTGAGCGGTACAGGCGATTCAACAGACGGCTTTTGGGTTATAAAACGAGCCATGCATTTCTTAACATTTGATGGGCGTTACCAAGTTGACTTCACCTGCATGACCGATGGAGTAGGAAAAAATAAGTCAAGCGCTACTCGTCCAGCACAAGCGGGATTAGTACCCGTACGAAATGTTCAACAAGAGTTAGCAACAGGTGCTCCAAGTAGCCCAACATACTCTAAACTTAATGCTCCAGCGCCTTTGATAACTGCAGAGGCAGGTGGGTTTAAAGTGACGCCAACTAGATGGGTAGGTAGATAATGGCTGAAAAAACTATTGCATTGCCGTTTTCTATTGACCCCTACGGCAAAGTTACAGTGACTAGCGACCAGTCTAAAATATGGGCTGATCGTGTTCGTTCGGTGATGGGTACGTTCTTACGTGAGCGAGTAATGCGTCCTGAATTTGGAACAGACATCCCGTATTCAGTGTTTAATACTCAAGAAGCCGCTCAACAAGAAATTTCAACAGAGACTGCTCAAGCCTTCAACCAACATCTTCCATTGCTTACTCTTGATTCTGTTAACAGTTCTTTTGATTCATACTCAGGAGTTATCAATGTAACAATTACCTATAAACTACCTAACGACATCGTAGTTGATACGACTATAGGTATCTTGACTGTAAGAGGAAACATTCCACCGTATGAGGAGAACCTATGAGCGTAACGCCACCATCTAATATCCCTGTATCAATTGACTACACAGGGCGAGATTACTATGCAATTCGTTCCGAATTAATTGCACGTATTCAAAGCCGTATTCCTGAATGGACTGCCTCAGATCCAGCAGATTTTGGTGTAGCACTTGTCGAAGCATTTGCTTACATGGGAGATCTCATGTCCTACTACATTGATCGTAATGCAAATGAGTCATTCATAAATACAGCCGTACAACGACAAAGCGTATTAAACATTGCACAAACCTACGGTTATATTCCTGCTGGTTACCGTCAATCCTATACATCACTTACATTTACAAACACTTCAAATACAGAAGTTACTATTCCTGCTGGAACTATTGTTTCAGGTGATGTAGTTGTTGGGGATACTGTTGAGACTGTTTATTTTACAACAGCCGCTGATGTAACAATTATAGAACAAGTCGATGAAACGGCAGGAACAAACGACACAACTGCTTACCATGGGCGTTCTGTTATCTTAGTTTCTGATAATTCTACAATTAATGGTGAACTAATAGGGACCTCAACAGGGTTACCTAACATGACTTTTGAATTGGGAGAAACACCTGTTGTAGATGGGTCTATTGAGTTGTATGTACAAGATGGAGATGTGTTCTCTAAGTGGTCTCAGGTACAACATCTGCTTGATTACGGTCCAACCGATCTTGTCTTTAGTATTTACTTAGATGAAAACAACATTGTTTATGCAACATTTGGTGATGGTGTATCTGGAGTTATTCCTACTACTTACTCAGAAATTCGTGCAAAATATACGGTTGGTGGAGGAGAGGTTGGAAATGTAATTCCAGATACACTGACTACACTATTCTACGTTCCTGGGTTAACAGACAGTCAAACAACTGCTCTTCAAAGCGCTATTACTGTCACCAACACAACCACTGCAATAGGTGGATCAGATCCAGAAACTACTGATCAAATAAGAATTTCAGCACCTCTATCTTTGCGTGCTAATAACAGAGCAGTAACATTGCAAGACTATGCAGACTTATCTCTAGCGGTAAGCGGTATTGGAAAGGCAAGTGCGTCTGCTTCTGTGTGGACTTCAGTTACTGTTTACATTGCTCCAAGCCGTAGTGCTACAGACACAGACCCTCAACCAGGTCTTGACTCTTTGGGAGATCCTTCTCTTGAGTTTGATCGTCTTCAATCAGATGTTGAAACTTATCTATCAGACAAAATTTTACTAGGAACAACTGTAACTATTCAACCTCCTACATATGTAGATGCAATCATTACAATTCAGTACACAAAACTTCCTCAATATACAACCACTGAAATTGAAACTGCTATTAAAGTCAAGTTGTTAACTGAGTTTGGATATACGGGAGTAAACTTTCAAGACACTATATACCCACAAGATATTGAATTTTCACTAGCACAAGTTCCAGGGGTAAAAGTTGCACGAGTGACTGTACTTCACCGTCAAGGTGGCAGTGGGTTAAATACGCTTACTGGTACTGCAGAAGAAATCTTCCGATTTACTGAAGCAAACATTAGTATAGGCGCTATCTAGTGGACCCAATCAAACGACTGCACGGTGTTTATCGTGGAGTAGTTAAAGACAACAGAGACCCGCAGAACCAACGTCGACTACAGGTGCAGGTTCAGACTACTGGTAACGAAGTCACCGACTGGGCTTGGCCCATGGAACCTTCCAGTATCCATACTGCTGTACCTGTTATTGGTCAAGGTGTCTGGGTATCTTATGTTGGTGGAGACCCTGAGTATCCAATATGGTCTGGAGCCTTTGGTAAAAACCAAGGTAAAAATAAACAAATATTTATTAAACCATTGGCTGACTCTGTATCTTTAACAGGATTAACACCATACCTAAAGACCATTAAACAAACAGATGGAACAACAGAAGTTGATTTAACAGCAACCATTGTTGCTATGGCGCAAAAGTTAAAAGATCACGAGACTCGCATCACTTCTTTGGAAGCGCAAATTGTTCAAAAAGCAAGTATAAGCCACAGTCACCCAGGACTTTAGCAAGTAAATAAAGGTTAAACCAGAGAAAATAGACCAACAGGTCTGAAAGGAAGTACAGCGTGACAGCATCATACCCCGCAGCGGTTAAGTCTTTTATCACAAAAGTTGACTTTACCGATACTGTCCTTGCCGAACATGTAAATAGCCTTCAAGACGAAGTAAACACTATTGAAGCAAACCTAGGAACTTATGTTAAAACAGGTTCTGGTTGGGTTGGATCTTTTGACCAAGTCACAACTTCTTGGAACACACTTAAAGATCGTCTTGCAAATATTGAGTATGGACTTAACGATGTTTGGAACGCAGTACCTGTAGGAGGTTCAACGGGTCAAGTTCTTACAAAAACTTCTGGAACTGACTACGCAACACAATGGTCAACAATTAACGCTCTTCCTTCACAGTCAGGAAATAACGGTAAGTATCTAACTACTGATGGATCAACAGCATCTTGGACAACAGTAACTACTGGCGCAGATTCAATTAGCGCTTTTCTACTTGCTGGCTGTTAGGATTAAACCGTGGCTAAATACGGTAATTTTGTTTATGGTGGCGCAACCTACGGTGAAACAAGAAAACTTGCTTACTCTGTTGACCCGATGGATGTTGTTATCCTATCGTTTTCTACAGCATACGTCACTTGGTATTCGCCGTCTGGAAACTTTAGTCGAATAAGACTTGTTCGCAATCAAATTGGTTTTCCCGAAACATCAGAAGACGGTGTAATTATTTGGGAAGAGTACGCCACAGAAGGAACTGTATCGAGATCCTCTTTTGTTGACGGAGTAGATAATCCAGATAGCATCGGAATTGTTTCTGGACGTCCTATTTACTATTCAATGTTCTTATTCACCGATCAAAAAGTTTGGGTTAATGCTGGAAAAATATCTGACATTGTTCCTGGAAACCATGATTCTCAAAAAAGAGTTATGGATATTATTCCTAAAGTCTATACAAGCGCCATCCAAAGTCCATTAGGAGTTACAGATGAAACATCTGCCCTCTATTCATTTATGGATGGTATTTCCTTTACTTACGAACAACTCATAACGGAATTAGATCTACTTCGTCCAGTTCACTCTTCTGATATTTCTTCTTATCTTCTGTTACCAGTTGAAACAGCAAATGTTGGTTTAGACCAAGAACCAAACATCCCAATTAAAAATCAAAAACGTTTAATACGTGAAGCCTTTTATATGTACAGCCACAAAGGTTTAAAGGGTGGTCTAGAAACTTACTCAGAGTCATTGACTGGATATGCTCCCACGATTACTGTGTCTTCTAATCTTTTGCTTACAGTTCAAGACTCTACTTTTTACGAATCTTTAGGTAATTGGTTGTTTACCGATGCAACTGCGGAAACAACTGACGAACAGGTGCCCGCAGGTGGAACAAAAATTATCGATAACATTTACTCCTGTAAAGTAACTGCAACTGGTGCTTTTACTATGACACTTGGTGGAGACGCTCCAATTACAAAGGGAGTACCTATTAAAGCAGGCAGTGAGTACACCACTTCCTGCCAAGTTAAGTCCCCCACTAGTGCTGGCAGCATAACTCTTACTGTTAAATGGTATGACGGAAAAGCAACGTACATCAGCAGTTCTGCTTCTACAAGCACCGCTGCTAACAACACTTGGAAAACCGTAAAGGTAACCGCAACTGCACCTACTGATGCTGTCTACGCTGTTCTTGTCATTACGTCTAGTGCAAGCGGTGTCTACTACATTGATGAGGTATGCCTTCAATTAGGAAACACAGTTACTTATGATGAAGCAAGAGCAATAACTGTATTTCTTGATTCAAATAAAACTAATTACATTAAGAACCCTTCTTTTGAAGTAAACGCTACAGATAGTTGGACCGTTAATGGAGCAACAGTTACACGTGACTCTGATGTATCAGATCTTGCCTACTCAGGAACTAAAAGCGCCAAGATAGTTGCAACAGGTGCTTGGACATTTACTTCTAATACTTTTCCAATTACAACTGGTAAGTACTACACAGCCTCTGGTTTAGCAAAGACAACTGCTAATTTAACCGTGTCATTTATTGCAAGAGATTCAATGGGAGACATTGTAGAGACAGTAGATACATACTTATTAGGGACATTTACTAATTGGGCAAAGTTTCAAGCAACAGATTTAGTAGGAGCAACCACTGCGGTTACATACGAAGTTGTATTCTCTGGTGGATCAGGAACTTATTATTTAGATTGTTTGCAGTTTGAGAAGGGTATTTCTCCTTCAGAGTACTTCGATGGATCTCTACCGTCTAATTTTGGAGCGGTATGGGAAGGAGTACCTGACAATTCTTACACACAACTATACGTAAACAAGCCTTTCAAAGTACCTCGTTTAGCATTAACCATGAATGACTGGGTACCTCCTAACTCTTTCTGGAGATTACAAACCTATGATGGAGTGGAATATACCAACCTAACGGTGTAGGCTCCAGGTCATGATTGACCTACTTATCACCATAGTTATTGCTGGAGTTGCAGTTACATACATCATAGAGTTCATTGAACTCATTACTGCAGGTATGTTTGGTGTCCCTCTCCTCAATAAATTCTTAACACTTCCATTAAGTTTTGGCGCTTTAATTTCCCAAAACTCTTTAGGTATGCAGTTCATAGTTGCAGTACCTGCTATTGCTACAGTTGCATTGCTGTTGAGCAAGTACTTAAATAAGCCAAGGGTTGTACAACAACGACTACCACGACTATAGGGGCACACTATGAAACGAGTTATCCTTTTAACATTTGATCCAAGTGCTGATGTGTACTACCCGCTTGTAGAATTACTCGGCAAAGAAGATGTGAGTGAAGTTCTTATTCCAGTAATTACTAGAGGAATATTTACAGAAACAGCAATCAATGCAGTTAAAGAGCAGGGTATAGATTACAAAATCTACCTCGATGTTGAGACCACCATGGATGGATTAGAAGATGATGCAGATGTAATTACTGTCTGTGTTAATCCGATCAAGGAGTTACTTAACCTCATTACTCCAGATGACATCCTTGCCATGGCGTGGGATGACTCTGATGAGGCACACATGACCCTGCACTCCCTGGAAGATTTTGGCCTTGAGATGTGGAACATCAGGGGGACACTCAACCCCATCGAGATGGACTTTACTGAGGACACCACAGAGGAACTCTTTGATGCAATGCAGGAGAGTCTGACATCCTTCATCGAGGTCTTCTCTGCCTACATAGCCTCCTCAGTTCTAGACACCTTGACGGACACCATAACGGCTCGTCTGGAGGAGGAGTTAGGTTCCAAGGACATCAACCCATTCGGTGACGACACGCCGTGAGAATCCCACACGAGGCGTACACAGCCGATCTGACCGATTATCAGTTCCGACTCCTAGCCACCATATGCCATTTAGCGGGCTCTGAAGGCCGTATACAGGCCTCAGCAGCCCAACTAGGTATATCGACTGGCAACGTCCATGAGAGGACCGTCCGTAGGGGCCTTATCGCCTTGGAAGAGGCTGGCTTCATCAAGCGAACTCGGACCAAGAGAGCCAACGGATACCGAGGGATAGACTTACTGGACATTACAAGCCCAAGCGGAACGCTAGAGTCCACTAACCTAGAGGACACAAATGTCCGCACCTCACATGACTATAAGTCACGTAGCCATATTACTAATAAGCCATTAGTACCTAATAGCAAAGATAGTAATCAATTAAAAGATATTAGAAACACCGAAGGTGTTTCAATGAAAGAGATACGAGTACCTATGAGAAAATGGGAAGATGATTCAGACAGTCTTGCAGGTTTCGGCCTTGTTGAGGAGCGGGATGCTGTTCAGCCGAAGATCCGCAAGTCAGACCCAAAGACCAGAGGCAAGCGACCTGAGCATGAATGGACTCCCATGGACGTCGCTGCTGAATTCTCATATCGAGTTGGTAAACGCTACCCGCTCCTCCCAGGCACCGTTAACGTCCGCCAGTTGTCAGGAGCCCTCAGTAAGTTCCGCAAGCAGTACCAAACCACAGCCCTAGTCGAGTTGGAACTGCTCAAACTGTTTATGGCAGATGAGCGCAACTTCCAAAACATTGGCGATGAAGCCCCGCACCTCTACAAGTTGTACCTAGCATCCTTTGGTAAGAAGATGAACCAGGCCCGTGAAAATTTGGGGCTCAACAAAGTCAATGCTAAGGTCGATACATCTGTTAAGGTCTCGACCCTAACTGCCAGTGATGGCAAGGTCTTCCAGAACTCATTGTCTGGTCGTGCACAGTTAGAACGATACGAGAAGAAGTTGGGAGCAACGCAATGATTTTAGATACAGGGACAATGCTTGCAATCATGATTGCATTGGTTGCATCATGTGGCTTGATGATATTTACGATGATGGAAAATCATGAACTACGCAAAACGATTACGTACCTACTGAAGAAAGAAGATAACAATGGCTAAGAAAGTCGAAGCAACATTTGTAGCAACAATCACTTTGAACACTGAGAAGGCTGGCGGATGGCTTGCTATCGTCAGTGCACAGCGCTCTGCTGGTGAGTCAGTCAACTCAATGCAACCTGCAGAAGGCATCAGCGAATACACAGCGTGGAAGAATGCATCTGCTGCAAAGCGTTGGGTCAAGGAGCAGGTCTTGAAGCACACACCTCGCAAGTCAGTCAAGATGGTTGCAACTGGAGCACTCGATGCAAAGGGTAAGCCAGCAGCATTTGCTGGATCGTTAACCTTCAAGGTTGACAACACTTTCACATTCACTAAGTAACAATCCTGAGGGGGGATCATGTACGACATCAATACGCTATCTGCGATTAAGAAGCACTGGCTACTTCGTACTTCAAATATCCCACGTCGATTTCTAGGTCTTGAGCCACAAGACATAATCGACAGGGCTGGGGAGTTTCCTAGTGAGGTTGCGACGTGGATCGATGATGCGGTTGGTGGTCATGTGGTTAAGCAGATTGGCAACATTGGTATCAACGGTGTTGGACTATTGTTTGATGGAGGTCCAGGAATTGGAAAGACTACTCACGCAGTAGTTGCTGCTATGGAGTTTGTTCGCAGACTTCCTGACAATGATGCAGAGGCCGCAAAGATTCTTGGATTGACTATCTCAGACTACGGGTTACGTACTCGTCCGATTTATTACATGACATACCCAGAGTTCTTATCACGTAAAAAGTCCACCTTCGATGCGGATCACGATGATAAGCGCAATATGATCTATGAACTTGATGGCTTTCACGGACGCTCGAAGTTGGACTTCCTTAATGTTCGCATACTTGTGATTGATGATCTTGGTAAAGAGTATGGAAGTAAGTATGACGATAGTTCATTTGATGAAATTCTTAGATTAAGATACGACAAGTCCCTACCGACAATCGTAACTACAAATGTTAGACTGGAAGATTGGGAAGCGGAGTACAAAGAAGCCATGGCAAGTTTCGCACACGAAGCATTTATACGAGTCCCTATCATTGGTTCTGACCTGCGAGCAGCACAATGAGAGGTATGAGCATGGAGTCTCCTTGGAGAACCGTTCAAGTCTTTATCTCTGCTCAGGCTGCTGGCATCTTTGAGGTTGAAGTTGATACTGAAACAAATAAAACACGATGTAATTGTCCTGTGTGGCGTAAGACAGCCTCATGCAAGCACACTTTATTTGTTCAAAACAAGATGCGATTTAACAAAGGTCACTACTCAATACTTGTTCCAACAGAAATCTCTGAAGACCTAGCGGTAGAGGCAAGCGATGACCCAAAGAAGTTTCGTGACTTTGTGGTCAGGTACGCTAAAGTAGAGGTCATATGAAAGGCGGGGACATCTCAAATGTCTCCTCTCTTCAAGTTGTTTGTTTAACCGATGTAGTAATTGCATTGGTTGAAGAAGAGACTAGAAAACTCTTGTCAAAGAAAATTGAATACAAGATTGGCAATATTGATTTACAAAATGCTAACAAGTTATGGAAACTTGCTAATCAGTACGGGGTTTCTTTAGAACTTGCTGGTTATGCAGATCAAGGTTGGACAGAAGAGTTACTTGAGAAGGCGTTTGATAAATTAGAGAAGCGTGTGGTTAACCCATTTAACTACTGGCAACTCTATGATGACCCAGACGAGTTAGTTAGTGGTATCCCATACCGTGCTAATCTACGGGGCGTTATAGATGTCCCAGGAAGAGTTGCACGATACGGGTCAGCAGGAGTACAAATAGACAATATGTAAGAGGGGGCAATGCATGGCATCTGACAACGAACATCGCTTAGTTAGCAAAGTCATTAGAGATCGTGACATTGTTCCAGCGCTACAACGTGGCGTGACTAATGCGTGGTTCTTAGATGATGACAATAAGAGGGTCTGGGATTTTGTTCGTAAGCATTATGGTGAGTACAGCGAAGTACCTACTGCTGTAACAGTTAAAGACCACTATCCAAATTACAAAGTATTAGATGTTCAAGACAATATCGAGTATCTACTTGACACCATTGTTGATTTTCGTCGTCGCCTTCTTACTCGTCAAGGTCTTGAGAATGCAATCGAGCAACTACAAGACAACGATCATGATGCCGCGCTTCTTGCTATGGAAGCAACGATCACCAAAGTTAATGAGCAAGGTGTTCTTGGAACTCACGAGATCGATCTTACAAAGAACACAGAGGAACGTTACAAGGAGTATCAATCCCTACAGAACTCAACCTTATTAGGTATTCCTACAGGCTTTGCAAAGATTGATGAAGCAACTGCAGGACTGCAATCTGGTCAGTTGATCACGATCATCGCTCCACCTAAAACTGGTAAGTCACAGATCGCATTACAGATGGCAATCAACGTGCACCGTGGTGGAAAGATCCCGATGTTTCAGTCTTTCGAAATGAACAACCATGAACAACAGCAACGTCATGATGCGATGCGTGCTCACATATCGCACGGACGTCTGCGTCGTGGAAAGTTATTGCCAGCAGAAGAGACTCGCTATATTGACACACTCAACGAGATGGAGAAGGAGCACTCCTTCCATTTGGTAGATGCGGTCAACGGAATTACAGTCTCATCACTTGCTGCAAAGATTGAACAGACCAAGCCAGACATTGTGTTTGTCGATGGTGTGTACTTGATGCTTGATGAAGTAAGTGGCGAGATGAATACACCACAAGCAATCACTAACATCACTCGTGGGCTTAAGAGACTAGCGCAAAGAATTCAGAAGCCAGTAATCATTACTACACAGACTCTTCTGTGGAAGATGCGTGCTGGAAAAGTAACTGCTGACTCAATCGGTTACTCATCATCATTCTTTCAAGACTCAGATGTAATCCTTGGTCTTGAGCCAGTAGAAGAGGATGAAGAGATTCGTTTGTTAAAGATAGTTGCATCTCGTAACTGTGGGCCTAGCGAGACAGCGTTGACATGGCGTTGGGAGACTGGTTGTTTCCACGACGAGGATGAGATGTTGAAGTGTGCTTACTGTTCGAATTGGAATCGCATGTGATTGATGTAGAGCGTGTTCTTCTTTCCTTAGACCTCCCACTGTATGCACAGCGTGGCATTGAGGTTAATGGCTTGTGTCCAATGCACAAGAAGCGCACAGGTAAAGAAGACCACAACCCATCATGGTGGATCAACTCCGAGACTGGTGCACACATCTGTTTCTCATGTGGGTACAAAGGTAATGTCTATACACTGGTTGCAGACATCAAGGGCATGGATTACCACGAGGCTCGTGAGTATGTAAACGATAAAGAAGACATGCCTATTGATGCTCTGATGAGACGCATTAAGGAATTGCCAGAGTACATTCAAGCCGAAGCACATCCGATTGGAATGTCAGAGGCTCGTCTGGCTGTGTATGTTGCTCCGCCAAAAATTGAGTTAAGAAAAAGGTTTTTGACAGTAGCCGCTGTAGAGACGTGTGGAGTATTGTGGGATGAGAAGAACACTGCATGGATACTTCCTATCAGAGACCCCGATGATTTTTCATTGTGGGGTTGGCAAGAGAAGGGTGCTCGTGGTCGTTTCTTTCGCAATCAACCTCAAGGCGTTAAGAAATCCAAGACTGTGTTTAACGTGCATGTACTGAAAGAAGATGAACCACTTATTGTTGTTGAGTCACCATTAGATGCGGTCAGGTTAGTTGGGTTAGGTTACAACGCAATCTCCACCTACGGTGCAATGCCTAGCATTGATCAAGTAAAGATTATGCGCCGTGCTCCAAGAGTGATTGCTGCATTTGATAACGATATCGCTGGACAGAAGGCGTCAGAAGAGATGCGTGTACATGCTCGCAAGTACGGCATTGAACTTTCTTACTTCAACTACACAGGTATTGATGTAAAAGATGTTGGCGATATGATTGAGAGTGACATTCATAAAAGCATCGATACGGCACGAGACATGATCTACGGCAAGGCGGCATACCTATGATGGACTTGCGAGATAAAGATCGCCCTTTACATGTTTGCATCTGCGGATCAATGCTGTGGAAAGTACAAGCAATGTTTGAGGACGGAGAAATTTCTCTGTACATGCTAGATATGGAGTGCGCCCTATGTGGAACTCTAGCAACTGCGCCAACTGCAATAGATAATCAATGACATTCACAGGAACACTCAAGCCCTACCAGGTAGAGGCTGTAGAGCGCATGGTAGAGCGCAAGAAGATGCTTGTAGCCTACGAGATGGGTTTGGGTAAGACCTGTATGACTATTGCCTCTGTTGAGGGCTTAAAAGACAACAGTGTAATTACAAAGCCAGTATTAGTTATAGCCCTATCTAGCCTTAAATATCAATGGCAGAAAGAGATCCAGAAGTTTTCTGACTCCACGACAACCGTGGTAGATGGCTCTAAAACAGTCCGTACAAAGCGTTGGGAAGAACGTACAGATTATGTAATCTGCAACTACGAGACCGTAGTAGGTGACTGGGACCTCATTAAAGATCAGGAGTGGGGCGCTATAGTTTGCGATGAAGCCACAGCGATAAAGGGTTTTAAATCAAAAAGATCAAAGGCTGTGAAAAAGTTATCTGCCAGTGTACCTATTCGTTTTGCCTTGACTGGAACACCGATTGAAAATGGCAGACCTGAAGAGGTGTACAGCATCATGCAGTTTGTAGATCCAACGCTTTTGGGTCGCTTTGACTTGTTTGATCAGACCTTTATTGTCCGTAATCATTTTGGTGGAGTACAACGCTATCGCAACCTACAGTTGTTTCACGATAAAATGAAAAGTTCTTCCGTTCGAAAGGTTCAGACAGATGCAGATGTTGCCCCATATCTTCCAGACACTATTCATCGTGACCCTATGTTTATCTCCCTTGATAAGAAGACTTCGTCGCTTTATAACTTCATCGCAGATGAACTAAGTAACGAACTCTTTGAGGCACAGCAGTTGCTAGGTGCTAACTTCTCTTTGATGGCTCACTACGGTCATGACAGCAAACCAGGAAGTCCTGCAGATCAATTGCGTGGATCGATTATGTCTAAAATAACTGCGTTGCGGATGTTGTGTGATGACCCAAACCTTTTACACAAGAGCGCAAATAAGTTTGATGAACATCTTGGGGAAGGTAGTGCCTACGTCAACAGCCTAAAGACAAGAGACTTACTTGAAGGAGTAACACGCAACCCAAAATTAGATGCACTGAAAGCATATGTAAAAGATCATCTAGATACAGACCCAGAAGCAAAGGTAGTTATTTTTACATCTTGGGTAGGGATGTTAGAGAGTATTCAAGACGCTGTTGGTGGAACTTTGTACACGGGGTACATGAATGCTAAGGAGAAGGAAGCAAGCAAGACCAAGTTCCTAACAGACCCAGAGTGTCGTGTGTTTATATCGTCAGATGCTGGTGGCTATGGTGTAGATTTGCCCATCGCTAACCTACTGGTCAATTACGATCTACCTTGGAGTGCAGGACTTGCTGTACAACGCAATGGGCGAATTAAGAGAGCCTCTAGCCGCTGGCCTAGTATCACTATTCAAGACATGTTGATTGCCAATTCGATAGAAGAACGCCAGCATGATATGCTCCAACAAAAGAACGCAGTAGCAGATGCGGTTATCGATGGTCAGGGCATTAACGCAAAAGGTGGCGTCGATCTCACCGTTGGAAGTTTGATAGGGTTCTTACAGAAAGCAAGACCATAGGGGGAAAACATGGCAAGAGTTAAAGCAACAGAATCAAGAGAAGAAGATCCGTTGATTAAAGATGCAAGAGAATATTCTTTTTTAAAACAACAGATTGATTTCCTTGAGAAGCAACAGAAGGAAGTACGTGAACGTCTATTTGCAACCCTTGATGAACTAGGTGAAGTAGACGACAAAGGAAACGTCATCATTGAATTACCTGAAGAGGTAAATGGATTTGGTGCTGTTGTAAAGCAGCGTCGTGTATCACGAAAGATCGATGAACTTGTTGCAGATGAAATCATTACTGAAAAAGGTATGGAAGAACAACTGTACAAAACAATTCGTGTTGTAGATGAAGATGCGTTAATGGCTGCTCTCTACAATGATGAACTAACAGAAGCAGAGATTGACCTAATGTATCCACAGAAGATTGTGTGGGCATTGGTTATGAATAAGAGATAACACATGGCTGGATTACGTGGACAAGACGAGATTGATGCAGCATTTGCTGACCTTGAATACATTCCTGGTTCAAAGAAGAAGCGTCGTGAGTTAGATCCAAAAGTTTCTCGTCGTAAAAGCGGTGAGAGTAATGGCTGGGATGCAAACCCAGTCATTAAAACATTAGGTGGAGTAGAGACAGAGGTGTTCACGATCGGTGCGTTAGCACTTGCATTGGAGAAGACGATTGTCACTATCCGTTTATGGGAACGCAAGGGATACATTCCTCGTGCTCCATACCGTCTTCGGTCTAAGACACTGAAAGGTGAGAAGACTGGAGGCAACCGAGTTTATACTCGTGCACTCATAGAATCTTCGATTGAAGAGTTCAATCGTAGAGGACTACTAGGTTCTGCTCGTGTAGAGTGGAGCCAACACGAAGACCTAACAGATGCTTTAGTAAAGCGCTGGAAGGAAATCACATCCACCGAGAGCCGTTAGGCCTCATTACCAGAAAGAAATAAATGCCAATTACAAAACCACAGGTAGATGCAGACGCATACCTCGACGAGGATAGCGAAACTGCAGTTCCTAAAGTAGGAACAACCGTACAAGAAGGATGGGATGCAATCGATGCTCTCGTCTCAAAGTCAGAAGGAGATTTTCCAACTGACTTCCGTTTCTCCGAAGAACCACAACTTGTAAAGTTCCTCGAAGATCGTCCATTTGCTTCATACGAACAACACTGGATTGAACGCCCTAAGGGTAAGAAGTCCTTTGTTTGCTTGGGCGATAACTGCCCACTATGCGATGTACTAGGTGATAAGCCTCGTGGAAAGTTCGCATTCAATGTCCTTGTTCTCAGTGGTGAGACACAAGGCGTTCAAATTCTTACAGCACCACCATCACTTGCTCGTCAGATTAAGAAGGCGCACGATGATGAGCGCAAGGGACCTCTTGATAAAGAGTTCTGGGAAATTTCTCGACTAGGTATGGGCCCAACTACGCAGTACACCCTCAACTTCGTTCGTGGCCGAGATCTAGCAGAGGAATGGAAGTTAAGCAGTGACGCTGTCAATGAACTTGTAGCAGCCGCTGTTCCGTTCACAGCAGAAGTAATTAGGGAGACCCCTCGCTCCGAAATGCTTGAGGTTGCTCGCTCTGTAGCGTAACTGTACTTCCAAGAGAAGGGGTCTGTTTACTTCCGTTTCCAGGCCCCTTCTCACTATAAAGATTGAGGGATCATGAATATCATTACAACAAAAGAACAATTAAAAGATCTTGTTGAGTTTTACTCCAAGGTAGACGCATTCGCATTCGATGTGGAAACAGTTGGCGAAAATAGAATCCAACCTGTAGTAAATGATGTGATGTGGCTTTCCTTAGCAACAGATGGTCGCACCGATGTTATACCGATGGGTCACCCTAATGGTGAGTTCCTTCGATGGGATAAAGAATTACTTCTTAGTGGTCAACGTAAACTTGCTGCAGGTAAAGAGTTAAAGGATGCAGATTACTCAAAGAACGAAGCCAAGTGGACTCCAGTATTTGACGCACCTCCAACACAACTTCTTCCTGGAGATGTATTCAAAGCATTAAAGCCTTTGTTCTTTAGTGACAAGTTAAAGATTGGTCACAACGTAAAGTTTGACTTGAAGTCAATCGCTAAGTATTACCGTGGGCAAGTTCCAGAGAAGCCATTCTTTGAC